TATCATTCCTAGATGCTACTTCTGTACCTTATGGTACAATTGATGTGCCAATCGTTCCACTCAATCGTGCCAATGGTATGTTGCGAGTGTATGTTGTTAATGAACTTACAGTTCCTAATTCCACCATTAATAATGATGTTAGTTTGAACGTGTTCGTTGCAGCTGCTGATGATATGCAATTCAGGAATCCCAGTGAAACTCTTGAAAAATATTCCTATTTTCCTACACCTCAGATGTGCTTAGTGCCTCAATCAGGTGTGGAAGGTGATATGGATGAGACTTCAGAACCTAGTAAACCAATGAATCAAGCAGTGGAACATACAATACTTTCTTCAGTTTCAACCACAGATGCATATGATCATGTATTCTATGGTGAATCCATTGTATCATTTCGCAGTCTTTTGAAAAGATATTCTCAACATGCTTTTGAAATTCCACCTGATGCAGATGGTGTTTTAGAATGGTCGTTAACGAAATTGGCTTTTCCCTACTATAGGGGTTTTGCACCTGGTGCAATTACTCCAAATAGTTCGACTGCCAATTTCAACTATGCTAGAATGACAATGTTGAATTACCTCACACCAGCCTACGTAGGTTGGCGAGGATCATTGAGATGGAAAGCAGCAGTTATTGCTGCCAATGTTAACGAAACCAATTTTGCGTCACCTCTTCGCGTCACACGTGAAGTGGCTAGACAAGTGTATTCGAATACATCGGTAGTACATGGCTCTGATGCAGGATTCTCTGTCTCATTGTTAGCAGGAACAATGTCTACGTTGGCAGGAGCTGTGTATACACATGAAAATGTGTGCCCAACCATTGAGTTTGAAGTTCCTTTCCATCAAACCCGTAGGTTTGCATTTGCCAAAAGAGCTAACTGGACGACGGAAGGTACTTTGGGAAATGCATTCACAACTACTAGGATGTTATTCAAGACATCAACGGCAAAGCTAGCTCTTGAACATCTATGCTCAACTGGCGAAGATTTTTCGCTGTACTTCTTCACTGGAGCACCTATTCTGTACTATAATGTGGTGCAACCAGTTCTTTAAAGAGAGCCTGACTGAATAGTCATTAAACCACCCTGGTACAGGGATTCAATAATATACCACACTTTTCTTATTAGTTTAAGGTGAAGCGAACTCTGAGTTTTGCACTCCTAGTATCGCATGATCCCTCTGATAAATAAGAAAGGTAAATCCAATTGGTT